GTATACGGGTTTCTCCTCATCTGGTGTTCCGTCATCGAAAAAGCCAAATGGGGTTAGTTCATCTTCAATTGCCTTTAATTGTTTCTCGTAAATTAGTTTTCTCAAGTTTAGATTGTTTAGATCTTTAAAATATGGATTTGTAGTAAGCCAAGAAAAGAGAACGAGTGTCATAACTAGATCGTCATAATACCCATCGTCAGCTGCAAAAGAATTCCTCTTTTCGATAAATGTAGAAAGTTCAGATATAATATCAGCGTCAGTAATAATAAGTTTTTTCTCTTCGATAAAACTCTTTAAAATTGAACAACCGATACGTTTTACTTTCTTATCTGTAACAACTCCGTATTTAGTTCTACCACCACCAAATCCTCCATTTACTACCTGCCCCTGAGAACCTCTGTTTACGAACAACATATTTTCGTATTCAAGCTCTCCATAAAGAATATCAGCTACTTGAGGATCTGAATTAACTTCAACTAATACATAAGCCTCATTATATTGTTTCGCAAGTTTTTCAATAATATTCGGATATAACAGAGGACTGACCTTGTTATTCCTATATTTAGCAACTATGAAATATGGGGTTTGCGTAATGTCAATTATAGTAAACGCACTGTAGTCTCCGTCTAGACCCTGAGAAGTATCCGCTACCAAAACGTAGGTATGGTCTTTCTCTGGTTTAGTGTAGATATCCAATCCCTCATTAGAGTAAATGGTTCTGACTGGAGACATCTGAGCGATAGTGTCTGCGTTGATAAGAGTGAGAGAAGAACCAAGGAATTTGCAAAGAACTTCTTGGTTATATTTAAGATCGCCAAGTTGACGACGCTGTTCTTCAGCCCACTTCTCATCTCTACCTGGGATTTCCCAATATGGAATAAACAATGGAACAAAGTCATTATAACCTTGCTCAGCGTCATTCCAGAATTTCCAGAAATGATTATATCCAAGCGGAGTTGAGGTAATAAGAATCTTAGTAGTTTTACCAGCAGAAATCGTTGGGTAAATAGAAGTAAAGAATGCCTCAGCAATCTGGTTTGGAATAATAGCAGCTTCGTCGATGTATAGTAAATTTACAGACTTAGAACGAATACCAGACATAGTTGTTGCAGCTGTAAAAACCTTTGAACCATTTTCTAGTTCTAAGTCGCCCTTGTTCCATGTTTTAATACCTTGTTGCATCCACAGAGGTAGATTCTCGTACATAAGTTGATAACGAGAAAGTATTTCTCTAGATGTAGCAGCTTTGTTCGCTAGAATAGCGACGTTCTTATTGTCATTAAAAATTGTATACCAAAGAATATAACCTGCAGCAGTAGTGGTCTTACCCTGCTGACGACCTTCCATAATAATTACCTTACGATTGTCATGGATGGTTCTTACCTTTTTCTTTTGGCAATCATATAGTTTAAACTGCTGAAGACCATGATCAAGAGTAACAATGTAGCAATAGTTGTCAATGAAGTAGACAGGATCTTCTTTACACTTAATATATTCCTTAAGAGTTTCCTCTGTAAATTCTACAGAGACTCCGACAGCTTTTAAATTCGCATTCGCATTATAATTCTTCATTATTCCCAACCTTCAATAATACCAGACGTAGGTGTTAATTGTGTAGCAGTATAAGATGACAGTTCTCCGCTGAAGTTTGGATCTTCAGTAATTGAAGCATTAATTGTTTTGATAATTCCATTCTGAGAAACTGGACCGAATAGATTTACTTTTAAAGTGAATGTCATTGTATAAGTCACAAATCTTCTTGTCTGAAAATCGCCATCGTAATCATCTTGAATACTTACGCTGTTTAAGATAATAGGAATGTCTTGGATGACATTCATCTCAGGAACTATATTTAACGAAAGCGTAAACTCTGGAGTAAAATATGGTAGTATCTGTTCCACAATTTGCAAACAGTCCTCTTGAGTTTTAGAGATAGCATATAGTGAGATGTCAATGTTATAAGGAACTGGGGCAAACATTTGATCTCTGCCGCCATTATCTTTTACGCAAACAAGTTTATTCATTCTATTGACTTTTCTTGCTGCATCATAATTGATGCCAGTAACTTCAAAAGAAAGTCTAGGTAAAGTTGTATAAACTTGATTCTCTAATGTTGGGTCTGAATCGACACGAACGATCCACTTTTCTTTTGGTGCATATGCAATAGGCACATCTACGGTTTGAACTGTGTCCCCCACATTTCCATATTCAGCAGAAGTTTCTTTCAACTTTCTTTCAATTTTAATGTTACTAAACAGACTACCGAAAGCAACGATAGTCTTTCTCATAACGCCATGATAGAATGTTTGGCTCTTTAACATTACAATATATCTCCAAACGGATTGTCTTCATTAAAGACAATATCTTTCATTTCTTTTCTAAACTTCTCATTGTCTCCGAATGAAGTAACCTCATCAGTGCCATACCCACCACCAAGTTGCTGACCATTTTCTGCCAACATTAAGTCGCCAGTTTCTAACAACAAGCCATATTCGCCATATGACTTTAGCTCTTCGAATACATCAATATCAGGGATACCAGTTTGCATAGTTTCGGAAGCATACTGGAACAATTCAACTTGAAGTTTGTAGATATACAGTTTTCCTAATTGGAAAAATGGATCAAGATGATCAACGTACTTGATCTCAAACAAACCTTTAGTTAAAGGGAAGTATAATAGATCGCCTTCTGCTGGGCGTGAAGGAATAATTGTTTGACCGAATCTACCTACAAGCTGATCCCATCTACGTCTTGATACTGTAAATGTTGCGCTTGATTCATTAAACAATCCGAACTTCTGAATGAAAGAACCTTGACCGCCATAATCAGTAACATTCTCAAAATACATTTCAATAGGATATGCATCTAAGAATTGACTAAGACGGTCTTCACCTAAGATCTCATCTTTACCTACAAGTTTTCTTGGAATGTAGAACATATCCTGTCCATAGATGGACAAGGATTCAACTATTAGGTCTTCAATAAGATACTGTTCGTTCTTTGTGCCATGACTAAAGTAGACATTTCTTGTCATTTTTATCCCATAAAGAATTCTAGTGGAGCAGCCTTGGTAATAAGTTCTTCTTCTAGTTCTTTAATTTCATCAACTGCTTCTTGATATAATTTATCACCATCAATTACAACACCACCTGGTAGTTGCAACCCTTGGAATTTCTTTAGGTTAGTTCCCCACTGTTTCTTAAATAGCGCAGTAGTATATTTCTTAAGCCATGTTTCATTTAACATTCTTGGGAATGTTGCTGGATCTAGGGCACGATAGCACTCAACTAATACATATTCGCCAACACTAACATCACTTTCCCAGTTAATATCTAGGTGTAATCTATTTTGAAATCTATTAAAACGATAAAGAGTGTGTCCGTTTAGAACCATATCAAGCAAAGCAAGATGTCCTCTTACCATTTCATAATAGATTATAGATGTGCTTGTTAAGTCGTAAAGATCGTGAAGACGTAGTTGATATTGCATATCAAACATATTACGACTAGAGCCAGAAGCGCCAGAGCCACCAGTTGGGAAAACTCTAGTAATACCATAAACAATATCAGGAATTGGAATATATCTATTTGTTTTATCTGTTTCAGTAATTTGATGTTTTAGATAAAACTTCTCAGTACCTTCATGGTGATATACTCTAAACTTCTCGATAGCATCATCAATTCTATCTTCTAGCTGATCATCGTCTACGTTAATCTCGAGAACTGGAGCACCCAGTTCTCTCAAACAATATTGCTTTAAATCTTCTCTGCTTGCTACTGCCATAATAGCTCCTTATGCTTGTGATTCTGTCCATGATAGACGGCAAGAAGCAGCAAATGTAGCAGCAGCTGCGACGTCAGAAGCAAGACCAATGTATCTCATACGTAGAGTTAATACGTCTGGACCATCAGGGAAAACACCATTACCGCCCATAATAGAATTACCAAGAGTTGCAATTTCACGGAGATCAATAGATGTAAGTGCTTGTGCTCTGTTATTCGGTGTTGTCAACTGATTTCCAGGTGGAACACGGAAAGAGAAGATAACAGAACCTTGGTCAATGGTGTCAGAAATGTTATGATAAACAACTTGACTTAATGATGGCGCAGTAACACGTTTCCAATCTAAGTTATCCAAGTCAGCATTTAACACTAAAGACAATTCAATTTCGTGTGTAGAAAGAACATCGAGAGCTTTTAGGTTTAACTGCATGCGATTAATAACTTCTCTAGTTCCAATTGCTCCAGGAATTCCATTATCAACCGATGGTGCAAGACGAAGCGATAACAGAGGAATTGTTTTAGTTAAATCTACTGACTGTGTAACAGTATATGTTGTGCTTGTTGATTGTATAGAAGAAGGTCTTGCGTTAATAACTAACAGATTTTTAAGAGTATTGCTTGTTGATGATACTCTAACTTGACGTAGATATGGTTGGCTACCAATAGATGAGTTTGTTGGGTTAGCTGTCAATGTACCAGCAACGATACCTGTACCACTAATACCAGAATTCGCTCCAATAGTAAAATATGTATCAGAGTGAGTAGGAATTTCAATAGCATAACCAATTTCACCGATTAACTTACCACCGTTATTATACGCATACCATTTTCCTAGTTCGAATGCAGTGCCAGTACCTGCTGCTGCAAGGTTTGCAGCAACCGCAGTACAAACAAAACTTGTTCCTACGTTATTGTTTGCTGCGCCATATGAAGTCCAAGTTGTTGTTCCAGAAACAGCAATTGTATATGAACGACCAATTACTAGATTGTTTGCTGTAAAGGTTTGAGATACTGATGCTTGTGTTCCACCAGTAACGCTAATTGTGCCAGAAGTACCAGTAGAAGTACGAATCTGGTTAGAAGTAGCGGAGAACAAGTATGCTTTATCGTCATCGAAACCACCGTCCATAATAACGGAAGTACCCCAGTGCGCAAGTTTTGGTATAAATGTAGGAGAAACACCAGTGTCAACTTCATAGCGAGCTGGAAGGTTACCAGAACGTAGATATGCTTCTGTTTCTAAGTTGTTGTGGATAATTTGATGAACATATCTAACAACCCCCTCAGTAGTCTTAAATCCAAAACGAACTTTACCAGCACCGTACCAAGAGTAGTCAATGTATGCCATCTGAATTTTACGAATGTCTAAAGTATATCCTGTTGGACCACTTCCATTACATACATCTAAGTTCCAGCTACTTTGAGGCACTCTAATCTCATTAGTTTTGCTGATTACAACATTATTCGCAGTAACTCCTCTATATGATGGTTGAATATAAAGAGTTGTATTATTAGTAATCTCTATAACTTTATAAGACATACCCTTAACAACAATGTAATCTCCAGCAGTAAGTTCTGTTGTAAACTGAGTAGAAGAACCGATAATTTGATTGCTATTAAAAGTAACACTTGCAGTTCCACCCAACTGCACTGTAGAATTTCTTCTACATACACTTAGTGTAGATCCATTATATTCAAAGAACATTCCGTTCTGATCATCGAATAAACCACAACGAACTGTTGCGTCGCTCCAAGACTGAACATAAAACTGTGGTCTACCAGAAGAAACAGCACCTATTGGTGAACCGAGATTAATTCTAAAGGTGTAATCATCAACGACATCGTTGATTGTAAAACTACCAGTGTAGTTGTTTGATGTATCTCCAGAAAATGTAACAGTCAATCCTGCAGTACATCTGTGTGGAACACGAGTAGTAACAGTTGCCAAGTAATTATTATTACCTACAATAGAATTTACTGGGACAGAAGGGCTAAAGTTAATAGCAAATGAAACTTGGATACCTTTACCAGATTGATAACGGAAGTACTTACGTGTCTGACGAACAACTCTGGCATTAGGGGAATCTGTTGCAATTAATTCTACACCACCATCATATGGACGGTGTAAAGCAGAAGAATCAGCACGTAGCAACAAACTAGATGTAACATCATAGGTGTTAGTTAATGGGAAGCCATGACAGAATATTCCATGAACTGTTGCTGCTGTAGTAGTTGCTGGATATGTTGTAGTAGCAGCTGCGTTGGTCTGCATAGTGACAACAATAGAGGTGCTGTTGCTACCTGCATTAGTTTTAACAACAAGAGGAATATTATCAATTTGAGTTGCGTTTCCAGTTCCAGTTAGAACAATGACAGAACCAACTGGGAATGGACAAGGCATTGGGAACGCAACAGTAATATCTGCGCTTGCTGAAGTCAAACTAACAGAAGTAACTGGAAGTTTATATTGTTCGTTAATTGGAATTGTGTCAACTAAGTTCAGAACTGTTCTTGAGTTAACAGATTGAATCAAAGAAACACCAGTGTTTCCTGGTTCAATTAAAGATACTGTATGAACCCCAGAACCACCAGAGGCAACAATTAAATTAGTTCCATTCACAGCATCATTGTATGTAGGAGCCAAGTTAAAATCAGCAGCAGCTGCCCATCTTACATAGTAAATACCACCGTTTACTAAACCAGTAGGAGCAGCAACAGTAGAGTTCCAACGAATAGACATACCTGTCAACATACCATGCGCTGCGCTGGTGAATGTTGAAGAGACGAACGTTGTTGTCTTCGCAGTATAAACGGATGGATAATTCCAGTAGAAGTTATCTCCTGATTTAAACGCTGTAGAGAAGTTAGTGTTGTTTCCAGTAACCTTATTAGTACCAGCTGCTAGAGAAATAGTGCCTGCGCCAACAATAGAACCAACAACAGAAGCTGCCTCGAACTGGTGAGTGCCAGAACCAAGGAAGTTACCACTGTTTAAGTTAACTGGAATAACGACTGGATTTACAGCATCTGCTACAGATGCTGCCAATCTAAACCAATCTTCTGTAACCTTAATTACATAATATGTTGTATTGTTAACAAGAGGACCAAAAGCTGTTCCTGATGTTGTGTATAATACTGGAGTTCCTGTGATCAACTTATGACCAACGCTGTAGATTGCATTCCAGTAAAAGTCTACATTAAGTTGAGGATTAATACCAAGAACACGTTTCGGAACGACAGCATTATTAGGATTAGACAATGTAAATTTGTTTGTTTGACCGCCAGGATTATTATTTGCAACAGTATATAACCCATCAATTGCACCAGTTGTTACACCAGTAGTCAATGTGTGAGATGAACCAGTACCTTCAGCTGTAAAATCAACAGCAGTAGATTGACGTAAAGAACCTGTGCCAGAAGGAGTTCCTACAAATTTAACTCTGTCATCAGCAGTGTTGTTGATTGCTCCAGATTGAGTCCAATATAGAGTACATGTTGTTGCGCTATCTGCTCTAACATAATAGAAAGCGCCATTTACTAAACCTGTAGGTGGAGTAGAAGATAAGTATTGAACTAAACGACCAGTTGTAAATCCATGAGTTCCTGTTGTAAATACACCACTAGCAACAACCATATTGGTGGTATTTTGTGTAAATGAAATAGCAGCAGTATCCCATCCAGTAACAGTATCAGCTAACTTAAATCTATCTGCTGTTGGTGAGAACACATATTTTGTTGACCCACTACTCAACCCTCCAATTTCAGCGCCACCGCCTGTAGCATATGTTACTGCAGTGCCCTCATTTAATCCATGCGATTGTTTGTAGATCGTATCACCAGCAGTAGTTGCTGCTCTCTTTGTGAAGTAATGGTTATTGCCTGTAAAAGAAAGTTTAGCACCCAAGAAATAGATCCTACCTACATCTGTGCCATTATTGTATGCAGCAAAAGCAGCAGTATTCAATGGGTCAGTAGCTTCAGAGTCTTTGTAAATTTCTAAAGTTGTTGTAGTTGCTGCTTTTGCGTAATAAATTTTATTGTCCCAAAGAGCATACCAAGGCGAAGCAGAAGAAGCAAATCCTTGGAAGTGGATGGGAACAACAGCACCAACAGGAACAGAATGTGCAGCAGTTGTAGCAACCGCAGTAGAATTACTTGTGAATGCAGTAATAGCAAGAATCTGTGGGTTCAAGGCTGGAATCAACTGAGATGCAGTTCCGTTAGTTGATACTGCTCCATTTGTTCCAGTATTAGCATATGTAAACGTATTATATGTAGCTTGTAAAATTACTGCAGTTGCATTATTAAATGTTGTATCAGTGACAGAAGCGACTGCAACCTGAGTTCCGATCTTAAACCCATGAGGAACAGCAGTAGTAACTGTTGCTACGTTATTGTCTCTACGAACAGAAGCAATACTTACACTATTCGTTGGGAATGTATATGTAATAGAATTTGTTTCGCCTGCAGTAACTGCTGTAATAGATCCTTTTTTCAGCGTTGTAGAAGGAATCTTTGTTATTTCAAAATAATCTGTAATCTGAGATCCAACAAATGGGAAGTATGAATTGTCCTTAGGATGAGCCCATACTCCCTGCAACCAACTTGTTCCAAGAGCAAGATTATCTTCGTCTCTTTGACCGTGACCAGCATCAATAACCACTTTAGCGTTTGATACTGTTGAGAATGTTCCTGGCAATCCTCCTGGAGTCATAACATAGACAACAACGCTCAACGCTGGAGCGGTTCCAGAAACACCAGCAACACGAATATCGTATGAATTGAAACGGCAATCTCCAATATAAGTCAATTCAGCAGTTCCATCTGATACTGCTCCACTTGTGTGAGAAGGTGCTGTTGACGCTGTTGTTCCAGCAACTGAAACATTATAAAGGTTATTACCAAAGAAAATCTTTTGATTTAATGTAAGAGCAGTAACTGGACCCCAAGAAGTTCCCATCTTTAGTGGTTGATTATTAAAATCAAAGAATTTAATTAAGCCACCATGATGCGCTTGGTTAGAAACACCACTACCACCTGCAATACGTGCAGCAGAGGTGAATGTGAATGTGTTTGCTCCTGCAGCAATTGTTGGAACAACAATATTTGCTGCAGTTGACCACGCAGAAGATGGGTATGAAATCGTCATCGATGTTCCACCAGATGCAACTGCAGCGGTTTTCCAGTTCCAATACGCTGTGTCAAATGTGGTGTTAACATTTGTTATTGTTTTATCTGCATATGTATTAGCTGTGTCTAGATTTGCTCCAGCTGCGCTTGTTACTGCTAGAGCAGTGCCAGAATCAGAAAGGAGTTTAAATCTATCTGTAGTTACAGAGTCAACAATAAAGTATGACTTATTAGTTAAACCAGTAGGAACAGAAGCTGCTGCTTGTGCGCCACCTGATCCTTCCCAGAAAACTAAATCACCATTTTGGAATCCATGAGCTTTAGAATACCAAGTTCTTCCAGTAGACCATGGTTGTGTATAGTTTATTGGAACAATATAACCATCAACAGTAGTTCCTGATAGGGTTAGATTAGATCCACTAACAGTAGTCGACAGATTAAATGTTAAGGTGTCAGAGCTTGCTGATCCATATAGATCAAATCCTACAGTGTTTGTTTGAAGAGCAACTGCATTATTAAGAGGATTTTTTAATTTTATGGTTATTGTTCTAGTCGTAGTGCCAGTATGGTTGGTAATTATACCAACAGTATTTGTTGTAGTTCCTGGGAACTCGCCAAATGGACTAACTTCAAATGCTTGATATACTGGATCGTTATTGCGTAAAATAATCTGATGACCCTTTGGTGTATTTCTAAGAGGAGTTCCAGTAAATAAAGCACCAGCATTAGATGCTGTAGAAAGAGTAAATGTTGTTGCACCACCTTGTGTAGCGCTTAAAGTAATACC